GAGATCGAGAGCGGCATCCCGGTGCCGGGCGGCAACAAGCCGGTGCGGTGGCAGATGGACAAGCTGCGGGTCGGCCAGTCGATCTGGGTGGCGAAGCTGAACGAGCGGACGGCCGCGTGCAATGCGGCGCGCCGGCAGGGCGTCAAGTACGTGGCGCGTGCGAGCGTGAAGGACGGCGTGCCGGGTCACAGGATCTGGCGCGTAGCCGGAACGACGAAGCGCGCGGTCAAGGGCAATCCGAACAGACTGGGAGGGTTCTAATGAGCATAATCAGTTCGCCGTGGGAGGATCTCGGGGCGACGACCGCGCAGGCCGCTGGCATCCGTCGGCCGATCAACATCAAGCGGTCTGCGTTCGAGATCCCGCGCATGGTCAGCACAGGCGACTCGATGCGCGTCGAGTTCAGCAATCATCGCGGAGAGGTGACCGATCGCACGCCAGATCTCCCCGTCGATAAGCCGATGTTCGTGGACGCGATCGTCAAGTTCGAGGTCGAGGACGAGTTCGGGTGCGACGTCGGCATCGGGTTCGTGCTGTGCGGGAGGCGGAGATGAGATGCGCGCGCTGCCGGCGTGAGCTGGCGAACGGTACAAGTATCGAGAGGGGGATGGGCCCGACATGCGCGGCCAAGGCTGGCCGGCGGGCAGAGATAGGTGGCGAGCTCTGGGAGGGGCAGCCGGTACTGGATGGAGTTGGGACTCTGGAGGAGGTGGGGCTTGTTTGTCGTCGGCTGGCCGATGGCCGGTTGGCGACGAACGTCCCGCATGTCGTGAAGCACCACAGCCTCAACGGGTTTGAGTGCTGGGACGGTGGAAGCGGGTCCGCGGAACTCGCGCTCAACGTCGCGCACTTCCTGTTGCCGCCGACCGGCTCGCACATGGACCGCGTGTATGGCGGGGTCGTGGTCAGCAACGACGCGGCGCGCCTGCATCAAAAAATGAAATGGGATTTGATCGCGATGATGCCGGAGTCCGGCGGCCGGATCCCGATCGAGGATCTGCGCGAGTGGATTGCGCTGAAGCTCACCGATCGGGTGGCGGCATGACGCCGGACGGCAAGCTGGAGATCGGCGACAAGATCTGGTGCTTCAGGAGCGAGCGACGCATCTACGGGCCGCCGGACCCGAAGAACGGCATGTCGCGCGGCGGCCCAATCTATCGCGAGCACTGGGTGCAGATCGAGATCACGGGAGAGACATCACGCTCGTGGATCACCGTGTACGGCAAGTGCCCGAAGGCCGGCGGCCACGGGTGGGCGCTCACGCAGCGCGATGTTGACATGGACGTCTGGTATCACGAGCACCGACACCGCGTCGTCCGGTTGGTCGACCGTCAGCCGCGGGAGGTGCTCGCGTCCATCGCGTTCGACATCGGGTACGAGCCCGAGGCGCCGAGGTGAGCGCGCGCACCCGACGCGCCCTCCGCTACTGGGGTGGCGCCCTCATCGTGATCTCGATCGTCTGGGCCGTCGTAGACTTCGTGCGCTTCGTGTGGCGTCAGGTCAGCGGGTAGCGTCTACTGATTCTGAATGCGCGAGCGGTTCGTCTCGATCATCTCCGTGATCTGGTTGCGCCGCTGCGCGAGCTGATCGAGCTCCGCGCGCTTCTGGTCGGGCGTCATGTTCTCCGACATCTGCACGAAGCGCTGACGCGCGCCGATCATCCCGAGCTGGTTCTGCGCGGCCGCGTACATCGGGTGCATCTGGATGTCCGCCGCACGCTCGCGCCGGATCTCCATCGCCTTCTCGGGCTTGCCCATCTTGATCTGGTTCGTCATGTCGCCGAAGCTCTGCTGCACCTGCTTCAGGTGCTCGTAGAACTGCTCGACGAACCGGCTCTGGTTTTGCGGGAGCTCCTTCGCGAAGTCGCCGACGAGGAAGTAGTTGTCGATTTTCTTCGTCGCCTTGTCGGGCGCGCCGACGATCGGGCGAGCCAGCAGGTCTGCGGTCGCGACCGCATGCGAGCCCACCCAGCCGAGGTACGCGTTGACGAGGAAGTCGATCTGGTCCGGCGAGAGCGTGCCCTTGTCCGCGGTAGCGCGCGGCAGGAATGAGAGCGCCGCGGCGTTCGCATTGCTGAGACCGCGCGCGAGCTGCGTCGTGTTCCCGCTGTAGCGCTCGGTCGGGCTCAGGTTCTCGTCGTGCGCGTTCTCGATCGCGCGTCCCGTGAAGACGTCCTTGTTCGCCCAGAGCTCGATGGCAGGGAAGACGCCCTGCGGTATCGGGTTCAGGTTGAGCTGCGAGCCGATGATCGGGATCAGCCGGTTGGCGAAGCGCTCGCGCTCGCTCGGCGCGAAGCCGGACAGCGCGGTCTCCAGCGCGCGGTCGACGACGGTCGCGAGTGCGCCAACCTCGAACGGCTTCGGGATCCGGTACATGGTCTTGCCGACCTTGAACAGCCAGTTGTTGTCGCGGTCGAATTCCTCGGCCTTCTGGATGTCCTTGTCGTCGCGGTTCGCGAGGCTCAGTGCGATCGTGGCGAGCGTGATCCCGCCGATGACGCCGGCGAAGCGCTTCGGATCTTCGGCTGCCCCGCGGCCGAGCTTGTAGATGCCCTGCATGCGCGCGTTCATAAACGGGACGACCTGCGTCAGCATCCGCACGGCGGCCCACGTACCGTGGAGGCCGAAGTCCATGACGTCGCGCGCAGCGTACGCGGCCTCGAAGTGCGCTTCGTCCGCGGACTTCCCGGCCTTGATCATTGCGTCGTACTGCTGGCGGTAGATGTTGGCGCGCGTGATCGAGTCGGAGCGCTCACCGGTTTCCTTCCACCAGTCGAAGGCGTGGCCGAACATGGCCTTGACCTTGCCCGGAGTGTCGAGGACCGTGGACTGATCGACGCCCTGCGCGACGAGCCGCTTGAGGTATGCCGCGCGATCGTAGTCGAGCTGCTGGCCCATCCGCATGAATGCCCCGCCGGCTTCCATGTTGCCGTACGCCGGGTTGTTCTTGTCGCTGTACTTGAACCCGTCGATCCAGTTCTTCACGAAGTTGTAGGTCGTGGGGTTCGCGGCGAGCGCGGTGATCTGCTCGCGCAACGTGTGGCGGATGCGGAACACCGGGGACCACGTCGTGCCGACCGTCAGCGCGTGCTTCATCGCCGAGAGACCCTTCATTATCGGTCCGCGGAACGGCGTCTGTTCGAGCGAGCTTACAGCGTCGAGGACGAGCGGGTCGTCGACAACATAGTGGACTTGCTTCCCGTCCTTGAGGACGTACACGCTGCCCTTCTCGACGTTCGGGTTCACGGTGTGCGCGATGCCCAGCTTCTCCGCTTCCGCGAGCGTACGCACGGCCGCCTGATTCTTCATCGACGCCGACAGCAGATGCCCCCAGTTCTGCACCGTGTTCGCCAGCAGATCGTGGAGCACGCCCTCGCCGCCCTTCAATTTCTTGAACGCGTACTGGTTGACCATGCCGGACAGGTTGCCCATCTGGACTTCGCGTCCGCCCTCCTCGGCTTCGCGGAAGAACGGGACATAGAACTGGTGCTCCCACAATGCACGCTTCTCGCCGTCGATGATGCCGGACTTCTCGGCGATGTCCATGACCGACTTCGAGAACGTGTTGTAGTCGCGCAAGACCTTCGCGTACGTCATCGGCCGCGACTCGCCACCCGGGAAAACGTCGGCCGCGTGGATCTGCGTGTTCAGAGACTTCAGGCGCGAGATGTCGTCAGTGCCGAACAGGTGCTCGCGGTCCTCCGCGGACAGGCGCTCGGCGCGATTGCCGGCGACCCACGTGAAGAACCGATCGGTCTCGCCTTGCAGCGGTTTCAGGACGTCGAGCAGCGACTGCGTTCCCTTCTTGATCTGGAGCGCACCCGCGCTGTTGAGTTCGAGCTGGCCCTTGTCGAGCGATGCGGCGAGTGCCGAGTCCGAGGAGCCGGCCATCCGCAGGAGCTTGTACGGGTACGCGCCGATCTTCTCCAAGATCGGGCGGAACTGGTCGACCGTCCCTTGGATGATCTTCAGCCCCATCTGATCCTTGAGCTCGCGCCACCGCTGCTTCAGCGGGGCCTTCGAGACATAGACGCCGGCCTTGCGCAGCGTGTCGCGCATTCCCTCGTCGTGCTCCACGAGGTGCTTGACCCACGGCGGCATGTTCGTGTCGGAGATCGGCTGCGCCTGCTTCGTCGGCGCCGGCATCTCGACGTTGCCGCTCTTGTCGAACTCGGCGCGCGGGTCAGCATCGGACCTCGACTCCATGAATGACGGCTTGCGCTGATCGAACTGGCCGTTGTTGTCCGTTGCGCTCTTGATCTGCGTTGGCTCGAACACGAGGTAGTCGCTGCCGCCCGCTCCGCCAAGCTCGGCGGGGCGCTCGCCCTTCTTGAAGATGATTCCATCGCGACCGTCTCGCTTCGCCTTCGCGGCGAGCCGCGCGACACCGAGCGTGCTGTGCTCAGAGATGTCGTCGACGACGAGCGGATTCTTCATCGACAAGTAGACGTCGAGTACGTGCGGCTTGTAGTGGTTGCCGTCATCGGCTACGGCAGAGGCGTCTCTGCCGGCCATGCGCGCTCGATCAACGCTATCCGAGAACCAGATGCCAGCCTTTGAATCGTGAGATCCAGACACCGATCCAAGGCGGCTCTTGTCGAAGGCGTCGAACGGACGCACAGATCCTTGCGGCTCGAAGTCGTCTTGGAGCCCGGCCGTCCCGTGATGAACGACGAGTGGCTCGCCCTTAGCGTCGACGACCTTGCTGTCTCCGAACCACTTGCGGAACGCCGGCGTCTTCGTCTGGTCGAGTGACTCGCGCGGGTCCGCGTCGGAGCGCGCGAACAGCGGCTGCTTCTCGCGACCGCGGGCGGGGACGTCGAAGCCGGGCTGGCTGAGAGCATGCTTGCCGGACAGCTCCGACTCCAGCATCGTGCGCAGCCCGGGAGAATCAGTGTTCGCGAGTTCGCCGCGCAACTTGGTTTCCTCGGCGTTCTCGATCCGCACCTCGCCGACGCGACCGCCCCCGAGCTTCTTCAGGACATCGTTCGCGACGTTCGGGACGATCTTGTCGTAGAAGGCCTTCATGCCCTCGCCGCCGACCTTGAGGTCTTCGCCCTTGAGCACGGTCACGCCATTGTGGGCCGGCTCTGCCTCGCCCAGCTTGCGCGCCACGTCCTTTCCGACCAGATCCTCAACGCGCGACATGGGGATGTCGGACTCGTCGAGCAAGCTCACGTTGCCCTTCGACACCATCAAGCGATACTTGCCGTCACCGCGCGGGGCCAGCTTCACCGTGTCTGCCTGCTTGCTCAAGTCGTACCGCTCCGCCTGCTGATCTCCGTTCGTCCACGCGATGCGATCGAAGCCGTTGTCGGCCGCGTAGCGGATCATCCGCTTGAGCGCGAGCGCGGTCCATGCTTCGGTCTTGTTGACGAAGGGGGCAGACGGGACATCACTATTCTGCACGTCCCTCGCCGCGCGCATGGCGGCGCTTGCGTCGTCGTACTCTTTGACGGCGGCCTCGCTGTTGTCTCCCTTGCGAATTGCGTCCTGCGCCGCGTTGTACCGATCCTCCGCCAGCTTGCGGGCGACTACTGCGGCGTCGTCTTTGAACCCCTGCTTCCGCCCCTTCTGCGCCCAGTCGGATTGCAGCTCTTCGAGGAACAGCACCTTCTTGCCATCGGCGTCCGTGCGTTCGTTGAAGCGGACGTGGGCGAGGATGTTGGGTTCGTTGAAGTGCGAGGAGTGGAACTCGGGCTTGCCGTCCTGCTTCTTCACCTTGCCGTAGGCAGCCTGCGCGGAGTCCCACTCGGCTTGATTCGCATCCCACCTCGGGTCGTCCGCGGGAACGCCCTCGTCGTAGAGGCGCTTGTTCTCGGCGCCAATGCGGTCGAGGTGCTCTTGGGCGCGATCGACGACCTCTTGGCGAGGCAGCGTCAGCAGGAGCTCCCGGTAGTTCTTGCCGCCGGGGAGTTGCCACGAGCCGTACTTCGTGTCGGCAGCCTGCATATCGCTGATGGCGCGATGGGCCTCGGAAGAGGTGCCGTAAGACGCGGAGTCTCCGGTCCTCCCTTGAGAGTCGTGAACCTCCCAAAGGCCTGACTTCTCGTTGCGAATGGCGTACAGCTTACTCGATGGATCGTCGTTGCCGCCGAGCATCTTCTCCTCGACGCGCACACCGTTCTGGTCGAGGAAGCTCTGGACGTCGGCGCGCGAGACCTTGCGGTACTTCGCGTCCGGTGCGTCGGCGGCGAGCGCGAGCCAGTCCTTGATGCCAGATGCTTCGAGCTCGGCGCCCTTGACGGTCCCGTCCTTCGATCTCGCGTCGAGCCAGCTCGACAGCATGCGCGCATCCATCTCCCCGGACTTGGGGAACGGCGCCTTCTCGTCGAGGGCCTTGCGGAGCGGCGAGTACCAGAGCGGCTCGTGCTTCGGCTCTTCGTTCGGGTTCGCGTCCGACTTGCTGAAGCGCGTGCCGTCGTCGTCCATCGCGCGCGTGTTGCGTGACTCGGTCGGGACTGCGTTCTCGGCGGCGTCACCCGGAGCTTCGAGCTCGGGAGCGTTATCGTGACCAGCGAGCGTCAGCTCTTTGTTGGTCTCGGCAAAGTCCTTGTCGCCGGCTTTGGCGTCGGCTGCGGACTTGCGGTCGGCGACGAGGTCGTCGAGGCGTCGGGCGATGCGCCGGATTGCAGGCGTGTCAGCAACCGGGCCTGTTTCCCGAGCAACTCCTCGTTCGGCTGCTGAGATGCGGCTTGCAGCGACAGCGTCTCCATCAGCCGCTTGCGCCTCTCCGCGGGTGATATTGTGGTATCGCTCGGTGTCGAAGTATTGTCCGAGGGTGGGAGTTTCGGCGATGAGCTCATGGGTGAGTGCCCCGTCCTTGATCAGTTGCAACGCCGACCGAGTTTCGCCCTCGGCGGTCGTCATGTTGTAGAGTGTACGCCAGAACGACCACGACGTCTCCTGCACCTCGGCAGGGCTCCACGGCTCGCCCATCGCCTTCGTCAGCGCCTTCGCGGCCTCGCGGTAGCGAATCGACGGCGCGATGTATCCCGGGCTCTTGATGATGAATTTCTTGCTAAGGTCGGACTCGGGCGGATCGATGTCGTCGCCAGAGAGCAGCGTCTGCATGATCCCAGAGAACGCGGCGTTGTGACGATCGTTCGTGACCTCGTTGAGGTTGCCGATCAGGTTCTGCCGGAAGCTCTCGACCTTCGGTCCAGAGAGCTGGACGTCGCCAGTCTCGTGACGCAGCGCGCGGATCGTGTTGAACTTGTAGGCGTCCATGACCTCGGCGCCGGCTTTCTTGCCGTCGTCGGTGATCATGTTCTTGTTCAGGATGTCGACGATCGACTTGGCGTCCGTCGGGCGCCCCTTGCGGTTCCACTCTGACCAGACGGTCGCCGCGTTGTAGAAGTTCGTCGGGACGTCCGTCTGCGGCGAGAGCGCCGCCATCAGGGCAGAGAAGCGCGGGTAATCCTGACCGTACATGGCCTCGCCGGCGATGCGCGATTTCTTGTACCAGTTCCGCGCCGCTCGCCCAGCGAGCGCGGCGTGAATGTAGTCGGCCGTCTTGGGCAGGAGGTTGAAGATCGCGGCGAAGCGCTGGGCACGCTTGAGCGCGACGCGCGGCACCCCGCTCTTGAGGATCGCGCGCTCGGCCGGCGTCAGCGCCGTACCGGCCGCAGACGTCAACGTCTCGTCGGCCTTGCGCGAGATCAGCGCGCTCTCGCCTTCCTTGCTGTGTTCGAGGAAGAACTTTTTGTTGAACGGTCGCCATGCTTCCGCGCCCGGGCCGTGGAGCTCGCCGACGTCGCCGACCTTCTGGGCGATCGCTTCCTGCTTGAGCTCGACCGCGACCTTGTGCGCCTCGTCGGCCGTGAGTGCGCGATCGAGCGTCGCGACCAGCGTCTGCTCGGTCTTCGACTTGCGGACCTCGTCGACCTTGATCTTGACGCCGGCGCGCTTCAGGGCCTTCAGCGCATCCTCGCGCGTGATCCCCTTGCCGTCGTTCGTGTCGAGCCCGATGTTGACCGTCGCATCGCCGGACCTCGGGTCGGCGTCGATCTTGCGCTCCATCGCGTCTGGCTTGCGCGGCTCGTATCGATCGGCGTGAAATTCATCGGGCAGCAGGCCAGACTTCTGCGCCGCGTACTCCGTGGTCTCCTGCGATGCCGTGCGATTCTTCTCGCCGTGCGGACCCCAGTTGACCCACGAGTTCTGACCGCGCGTCTCCGACGTCATGGCCGCGCGCGCCTCGGGCGAGAACATCGCGCTGTGAACGCGCCACGCGTTCTCTTCGCCGTCGTGACGGAAGCCCACGCCCTCTTCGATGTGGCCGAAGTAATCGTGGACCGCGCGGAACACGTCGTTCGCGAGCAGGGTCTTGCCGCCGACCTTGATGTCAGTCGGGGAGAGCAGCGGGTTCTCGCTCGGGTCGAATGTCTTCGCGGCCTCGGGTCCGCCGAATCCCTCGTCGGTCGAGTAGACCCACATGTGGTTGTTGTCGCGCACGTCCTTGAAGACGTCGTGCGGCAGCTTGTACGGGTACGGGTGCTCGGCGTCCGTGAACGAGACCTTGAGCCCCGTCTTCATCATGGCGTGCCACTGCGCGACCGTCTCGTCGATCATCTTCGAGTACGCGCGCTTGACCTCCGGCGATTGCGGGGCGTGCGCCATCGCCTCGTAGGCGTCGGCGACGGTCTTCGCGTATGCGGGGTCGACGCGGGCGAACTTCGTGGGGGGTTCGTACGGGAGGCCCGCCTCCTTCATGTAGGAGGCGGCTGCCTCGCGCGCGGGCGCGAACGGCCCCGGCGAGGACTTGGGGAGACCTACGAGTGGCGGGCGATCCGGCCCTTGTGCTGACTCAGCGCTTCCGCGCTCATCTCGTCCGCCGGGTTCGACGGCTTCCGCAGGTCGCTCGCCCAGACGTGCATCTTGTCCCAGCCCGGCACGGGCTCGCCCGTCGCCAGCGCCTGCTCGATCTGCGCGGTCACCTGTGCGGACGGCACCGCTTGCAGGGAGGCCGTCGGCACCAATTGCCCGAAACGCTTCTGATACAGGATGCGCGCCGCCATCTGGCGAGCCAGAGAGTCGCCGCTCGGCAGCACCCCCGTCTTGACCGCCTGATCGATCGCCGCTTCGTGCGCCGCGATCACCTTGTCCGTCTGCTCTGTCTGCGCGCTCATGGATGTCCTTGAATAGCGAATACGCCTTCGGCATTGTCTCACGAAGGAGCTTCGGATTGGTGTAGAAGAGTGACTGGAGCTGGGCGAACGTCTCGTTCTGGAGGTTCCCGCGATGCGCCTCGTCGTCGTTGACGCGGTCGTGCATCATTTCGAGCGGGTACTTCAGGTACTGGCGCACCAGCGGATGATTCATCGCCGCCTGATAGGCCTCCTTCATTATCCCGCCGGTCGGCGCGCGGCGCCCGTTCTCCGAGGCGGGGCCGATGCCGAAGCTCGGGTGCGACGAGCTGAAGTAGCCCTCGTCCTTGGAGATCTCGTCGTGCGCGTGGCCGTGCTCGTGGAGGATCGTGCCGACGAGCTTGCGCATCCAGAACGGATTCGTGGACGCGGCCCGTATCATGTCGCGCGATATTCCCATCGACTGGTCTTGCCAGTGATAGACGCCCAGCGCGCCCTCGCGGTCCATCGTGTAGATGTGGCGCACGCGGTTGAGCAGGGAGTCCGGGGCGCCGGCGTCCTTCGCTTTCTGGATCGCCGCGGCCAGCACTTGCTTCTCGAACGTCGTGGCCTGCTGCGGCTTGTCCGTGAAGTGCTGCGCCGCGTTGAGCTTCATCGGCGCCTCGGTCAGGCGCTTGGCTTGCGGTACCGTGTTGTGATCGACGAGCGCGGTGCTCGGGTCGATCGCGTGCTCGATGTCGTCCTCGGGCCCGAGCGCGCGCTGCTTGCCGTCGCGCTTCGATTCCGCGGCGATCTTTGAAAGTCCTGTTGCGGCACCGGGACCGCTTTGAAGGTTTTCGGCCGATCCTTTATTAAGCGCGTCGGCAGGCTGAACGGCGAACTTGTTGCGCGCGAGCGGGTGCGGCACGACCTCGTGCTCTGCGCCCGTCGTGGCCGTCAGGTTGTCCGCCTTCGCTTGCGCGGCCGCCTGATCGAGCGGGAACTGCTTGCGCGCGGGCGACGCCATGACGCGCTCGAAGTCGCTGACGGACTGATGCAGGCCGGCGCGGTCGCCGTCGTCGACGGTCTTCGGGCGCACGTTGCCCTGCGAGTCGGCGATGAATTCGTTCGGGCGCTTGGCTGTCGGGGAGGGGAGCTCGCCGGCGCGCTGAAGGTTCGCGAATTGCTCGCGATGCGCGTCCGAGAGTGCTGAACTGGGGACGACGGTGAATCCGCCGCCCGGGTGAGGTACGACACTGAGGTCGTAGCCGGACATCTCGCCGACCTGCGCGACGTGCTGCGCGCGGTCGAGCGGGACCGAGCCCATGATGCCGGCGGTCTTGTTGAGATCGTCGTCCTCGCGCTGGGCCTTGTAGTCGGGCGGCTCGGGGAGTGCGGCGGGCTGCTCTGCTTCCTGCCCACGGCGGTCGAGTGCCTCGCCTGCCGCGCCGGTGCGGATCGCATCGGCCGCGGCCGCGGAGATCGGCCCGTTTGAGGCGAGCTGCTGGAGGCGAGCGTCTTCGGCGTCGCGCGCCGCGTACGTCTCGTCGGCGATCTTCTGGGTATAGGCCTCGTTGTTGGCCGTGTCGATCGGGCCCATGCCCGTGTCGTTGCCCATCGGCTGCGCGACCTGCCCGGGGGCCGGGAGCGCGAGCGGCGCGTCGGGCGCCGGCGGGGCTTCCTCGGGCTTCAGGGAGTCGTGCGGGCCCTCGAACCACGAGGGGTCGACGCCGATCGGCTTGCCCTGCTTGACGGCCTCCAGCGCGTTGTCAGCGAAGACGTGCGCGGCATCCTTGTCGGTGCCCTTGACGGCCTGAGCGATCTGCGAGGCGGCCTTGATGCGGAGCTGCGGATCGATCGACGGGTCGGTGAGCGCCGTGCGTACGGCCTGCGCCTGCTTGACGGTCCCGTGCGCGCCCCAGAGCGCGAGCGGGATGAAGCCCGCGGCGCCCGCGGCATTCGGGGCCAGCGAGTCCAGCGCGGCTTGGCCCGTGGTCTTGCCCTGATCGAGGGCCGTGCCTTGGTCGGCGAGGTTCTCGCCGGCCGCGCCGGCCGCGCCGAGCCCGACGTTGACGGCCGCGGTCTCGGCCGCAGCCTTCGCGGCCTCGGGCAGGAACTTCTTGGCGACGACTTCGCTCGCGGCTTCCGCGGCGTCCTTGGACGCGCCACCGACGAGCTTGCCGGCGATGCCGCCCGCGAACGGGATGGCGCTGACGCCGGCCATGAGGCCGCCCTGAATGAGGGCGTTGTTGCGCGCCGCGGTCTGGGCGTCGGCCTTCGACATCCCGGCGGCCAGCGCCTGCTGGTACTTCTCGTGGTAGGCCTGAAGCCCGGCCTCGGAGCCACCGCCCAGCGCACCGCCGACGATGCCGCCTACCGGGCCGGCAACGGCCGTGCCGGCGATCGAGCCACCCACGGCGCCAGCGAGGAGCGGGAGCGCGCTGCCGGGCGCTTCCGCGGCCCCGGCGAGGAAGTTCGTGACCGGGCCGTGCGAGTCCGGCTGGGCAGCAAGATCCTGCCCCTGCGCGGCGCCCTTGCCCCAGTCTTCGAGGGCCTTGCCGACGTGCGAGATGACCCCGGGCTCGACGCCCGCGGCCTCACCCGCGCCCTGAAGGACCGAGCCTGCACCGGCCACGCCCTGATAGAGCCCGCGCTTGCCGGCCGTGATGATCTCGCCGAGCGCGCTGCGCGGCTTCCCGAACTCGGGATCCGCGAACGGGTTGGCGGCCGCGGGCTGCGCGGGATCTGCTCCGAAATTCGGATCGGCGAAGACGTTGTCGGCCATCAGCTATTCCCGAGGTACTGCTTCGAGGCGCCCGGGCCGTACTGGGCATCGAACTGAGCGGCGAGCGCCGGGTTCGCTTGCAGGGCCTTGACGTGATTCGGCGGGATCGCCGGGCCCTGACCGGGCTTCGGCGTGATCATGTTCGACCAGTCGGTGAAGTTCGGGACGTGCTGGAGCGCGTCGCCGCCCATCATGCGGGCCGTGCTTTGCAGGAAGTCGCCGTAGACCTTGAGCTTGTCCTCGTCGGTGATCGGGCCGCCCTTGCCGGTCATGGCCTTCTGGTACGTGGCGAGTGCGTTGCGCGCTTCCTCGCCGGCCTGCCCGGGCTGCGTCGCCCGCTGCTGGAGGTCCGTCAGATGCTGCTGGTGCAGGAGGTTGTACTTGCCGGCTTGGATCGCCTGCTCGCCCGCCGTGAGCTTCTGCCCCGCCTCTTGCCCGGCGATCGTGGCCCCTTGCCCGGCGATCGCGCTGGCCTGACCCGCATGAATGATCCCCTGCGCGGCCGCGGTGTTCGCGAGCGCGGTCGGCGCGACTGGCGCGTTGGCCGCGATGACCCCGGCGTTCGCGGCCTTGAGATCCTGCGTCGAGGCCAATCCGGCCGCGACGTCCGCCTTGTGGCCGGTGATTTGGTCGAGCGCGCCGCCGGTGTGCTGGCCCCAGCGCGCATTCATCTGGGCGACCCGGTCGTTGCTCGCCGCGTCGCGCGCCGTGATCCACGCGCCCGCGGCATTGGAGCCGCGCATCATCGCGGCAGTCGCTTCCTGCTGGCCCTGAACGTCTTGCGCATTGCGCGCCGCGAGCTCTGCGCCGGTGTTCGAGAAGCCGATGACCGGGCTGGCATTGCCTACCATCGGGGCCGGCATCGTGCCGTCCGACGAGATGCCCGGGGTGGCCGGAGCAACCGGGGCCGCGACCGCGCGACCGGGTTGGTTGCCGCCTTCGTTTCCGTAGGTCTGCCGGCCCGCCTGTGCAGCGGCCGTGATCGTGCCCGGAGCCGCGGATGCGGAGGCTGTGTCTGCGCCCACGCGCGCGTCGCTACCCGGCGCGCTGACGTTGACCGACGGATCGGGGCGCGCGTTGTACGACTGCGCGCTCGGGCTGTTCGGGCGGATGACCGAGTTGAGGGCGTCGCCCGGGCTCGACAGCCACTTGGGGGCCACGAACTGCTGCTCCTCGGGGATCGGTTGCGCTGCCGGCGTCGGAGCGCCGATCACAGGCGCGCCCGCGGCCGAGCCACTCATGCCTGCATTGCCACCGACCACGGCATCGCTGTCGCCGGTCGCATACATGTTGGGGTAGGGTTTCGTCGGCATGGTGATATTTTATGATCCCAGAGGTATAGATCGGAAGCGAAAAGCGCACGGGCCCGAAGGCCCGCGCGGTCATCCGCTGATTGCGATGTTGGTGTTCGTCGAGGTCGACGTGCTGTACGCGGTGCTCGTCTGCTCGTGGATCGACTCTTGGTACGACTCGCTCTGCTGCTGCGACTGGGAGAGTCCGACGGTGCCGCTGAATCCGGCGCTGACGCTGGTGCCCGCGAGCGCGCCTGCGGCGAGCGTCGCAGCGATCTGGCCGGCGGCCTTGATCGCGTCGGCGTTCACGGTCGTGAACTGGACGAGCGCCGTCACCGACTCCTTCCACTCCTCGATCTTCGCTTCGTAGAAGGCGATCTGCACCTTCGCGGCCTCGATCGTGGCTTGCAGGGCCAGCTCGGCTTGCGAGCGCGAGAGCCCGAGGTAGACTTCCTCGCGATGCGTCTCCGCTTCGTAGGCGCTGACGCGCGCCTGAATCTCTTGGAGCTGCACCGATGCGTACGCGCCGAGGCGCGTGAGCTCGCCGAGCGCGAAGTCCAGCTTCTGCTTCGAGACCGCGAGCTTGATGTCCGCTTCCTTCAGCGTGATCTCGGCAACCGCGGTGATCGCTCCAACGCGCGCTTCGTACGCCTTGGCGTTCGCCTCTTCGAGCGTGGCCTTCGCGGACTCGCCTTGGATGCGCGCCGTGTAGGCGTCGAACTCCGACTTCTTCGCGGACAGGATGGCCTGCACGCCCTCGATCTCACCCTTGTAGAGCTCGATCTTCGTCTTCTGGAGATCGGCCTTCGCGGTGGCCGCGCTGATCAGCGCCTTGTACGCCTCGACCTGCGAGTTGAATGCCGTGACCTTGGCGGTGAACGCCTCGATCAGATCCTTGTTGATCTCGACCTTCGTCTTCTCGGCCTCGATCTGCGCCTTGTAGGCGTCGATTTGCGACAGCACGTACTGGAGCTTGGTCTTGAACTTCTCGACCGCGAGTCCGAAGATCTCCTTGCGGACGTTGAACTCCGTGACCTGCGCGTTGTAGATCTGGATCTTGAAGTCGACGGTCAGCTTTGCGATGTCGAACGAGCGCTGCGCCTGACCGTTGAAGATCGAGACGAAAATGTTTTCGAGCTCGGTGCCGGACTTGACCGCGAACTGGCGATTCGCCTGTTCGAGGTCCGCCTGCTTGATCGCGACCTCGCGCGACTGCTTCGAGAGCTCGACCTGATTGTCGCGACGGACACCGAGCGTGCGGCCCATGAGCGCGCCGGGCGGCAGCATCCAGCCCTTGGCTGCCCACTCGTCGTTCGCGCTCTGGATCTGCGCGTCTGCCGCGAGATCGAGGCGACCGCGTTCGCGTTCCCAGATCGCTTGCTCGACGACGACGGGGATGCCCGTGCCTCCGGCCAGCATCGTTTGAAGCGTGGCCTTCAGGGTGTCGGCGATCCACGCGTTGTACTTGGGTTCCGTCCAGATGATGCCGGGGTCGGGGACGTTCGCATCGAACGTCGGCGTCGCATCCGTGAACGGTTCGAGCGAGCTGACGTTGAACGACGGCAGGTCGATCTGCGCGAGGTCGGGGATGTTGCCGTAGTCGGCAACGGGGGCAGAGCCGGGGATGTCGAACGAGAGGTCGAGGCCCGGGGGCGTCGGCAGCGTGACGATCGCAGGAAGCGGTGCGTCGGGCAGGCTGTAGCCTGTGATGATCGGAATGTACGGCGGTATCTCAGCCGCGATGTCGGGGACGACGATCGTGTCCGGCGTGAACGGCGGCAGAGTCAGCGGATCGACGGAGCCGAAGTCGGGGACGGCCTGACCGCCGGTGCCGATGCTGCCGCTGAAGTTCGCTTGAATCGTCGGGGGTACAGGGGGCGCCGGGATCTTGACGTCCGCCATGATGGTGCCGAGCGCGGCGATCGCCGTCTTGGCATCCGCGACCGCGGCGATCGCGTTGTTGTGCGACTGCGAGATCAGATCCTCGACGAAGGCCTGCGTGGACTCCGTGTAGCTGGGTGCGCTGGGGATGCCGGGAAGCGTCGGGAAATCCATTGTTACCTCGTGCGCGTGGTGTCACCCACGCGGATCTGTACACCGTTGATGCCGAAGGCGGCACCACCTTGATTGGCGAGCGTGACGCGCACGTAGTTGCCGACGACGCCGCGGCCGACGGGCGCGCGATGCACGCGGGCCGGGCCGCCGACTGGCGAGCGCGTTGCATACGTGTTGCTGCCGAGCTCGGTCTCGACCGTGACGTTGATCGGCGCGGCCGTCGTACCGGAGACGTAGACGGCCTCGGCGCACTTGCGCTTCGCGCTCCCGAAGTCCTCGCGGTCGCTGGTGATGCTCGCGTTGATCGCGGCGCCACCGTCGGTGTCGGCGCCGAACTGGTAGATGCCGTCGGGGCCGCACGCGATCAGCTCGTCCTCGTGCATCAGGTAGCTCTCGTACGGCGTCTGCTGCCAGAGCGAGGCCGCCATCTTCAGCGAGCTCGACCAGTAGCTCGGGGCGAGCGGGTCGATCGGATTGACGACCGAGCGGAAGTTCGCAGACGAGACCACGCTCGTCAGGGCATCGAGCCGCCCGGTCGTCGCATCCTCGAACACGAAGTTCGAGGCCTCGTTGTGGATGACGAAGGCCGACGGCGTGGCCGCGTCCATGACGTTGAACGACGACAGGATCGAGACATCGAGCCCGTACGTCAGCGCGTTCGCGAAGTTCGCAGTCGAGGTCTCGCTGTGCCCGACGGACAGCGCAAGCGCGTTGACGAGCGAGAAGTTCTCGACGACGTTCTGGTAGAACGTGAACTGCGGCGACGCCACGCTCGCGAAGTTGAAATTCGAGATGACGTTCGCGAACGGCAGCACCGTCGCGACGCCCGTCATGTTGAATGACTCGGTGAGGCTCGCCTTGGTGGACGGCGTCGCGCTGTCCGACATGACGAAGTTCTCGACGACGCTCGCCTTCGTGACGATCGTGTTCGAGCCGGCGCCGGTGAACGCGAAGTTCGAGGCCAGCGTGGCAACGGGCGTGCCCGTGGCGACGCCAGTGAAGTTCGCGCTGGACGTCTCGTTGTGCGTCTCGCCGCCGGTCGTCGTGCTCGTGAAGCTGAACGTGTCGACCTGATTGTTCGTGACCGTTGCCATCAATATCCTCCGACGAAGACCGTGGTGTCAGCGGTGTTCGATTCAGATCCGACCACGAGGCCGAACCCCTGATAGTTGTGCGACGGATTCATCGCCCAGCGCGGCGGCTCGGTGATCACCCACGCCTCATCGCCGACGGCGTTGACGCTGGCCCCGAAGTACCACTTGTACGACGTGGGCAGGATGCACATGCTCAGGATCTGGGCAAGCGGCGTGACCAGCGTCGTGTTGTAGTTCCCGACCGTCACGTTGTTGATGAAGCCGTTGAACTTCATGCTCAGGCCAGCGTTCCACGGATCGTCGTCGAACATCGTGATCGCGTAGCCCTCGCGGCAGTACGCTGGCAGCGTTGCCACGTACCATTGCATCCGCGAGTTATAGGGCGGAGTGATCCGCCTCCAGTCGAAGATGTCGCTGATGTATCCGGCCGGCGACCATCGGGCGTCGAAGCTCGTGAAGCTGTCGTAAGGCGCGCCGCCACCTTCGTCCATGACGATGTGCGGCACCCACTTGAGGAGCCGCGGTTGCTCGCCAGTGAAGAACGCGTGGAGCACGCAGCCCCACGTGTTGTTCTCGTGGTCGTCGGTGCGGATCGCGTTGAACTTGGCGGTGGGGTACCCATACGTGGGGTCTGGCTCGCCCCACGGGTGCATCAGATTCGCGTATTGATACGGACCCCAGTACGGGTACCGCCCGAACGGGTCGCTGGTCTCGTAGTCGCCTTGGCTGTCGAACTGCCCGAACGCCAACGTCGGTGCCACAGAGTCGTCGCCGTTACCGTAGCTGACGAGGAAGCCAGCACACGCTTGGCGCGTGAGCCGGCCCTCGTGGATCTTCCGCATGACCGCGGTGCCGGTGCCGACCGGCAGACTGTGCGCCGTCGCCGTGAGGTCGTACATGCTCAGGTTGAGCGCGATCTCCCAGTATTCGCCGGTGCAGCTCTTGTAAGCGTCGGTGCCCCACGTCTTGACGGACCACCGCGTGGTGTGCGCGAGCGCGCCGCTCTCGCTGAACGCCCAGCCCACCGTCGGGCTGTGCGGCTGGCCGCCGTCGGTGACGTAGAAGGGATCGAGATCCCCGGGCATCAGGAGCTGGAGCACCGTGCCGTTCGCAATCGCGGCCGTGAGCTTCGCTCCGGTCGGGAACGTGTCGCCCGACGGCAGGCCGCCGAACTCCGAGACCGCCGCAGCCATCGCGGCGTCGCCCGATCCGCCGAGCGGGATCACGCTGCCGTCAGGCAGATTGAGCGGGACCAGCGGCAGCGGCATCGCGAGGACGCCGCGCGTCGGCGAGATCTCGATCAGCCAGTGGTTCTTCGTCCCGGCCGTGTAGATGCCGTGGGTCGTCGCCCACTTGTAGTTGTACTGGACCGCGATCGGGTGCGGCGTCGGCGTCGGCGGCGCGGTGCCGGCCACGAAGGCTGGGTTCGCGTCGGCGATGTAGCCGAGGCCCTGCACGTACTGGACGACGCGCTTCATCGTCCCCGAGTACCACGAGGCCTGCGCGTTCAGGTACTGCGAGTTCCCGACGGTGTGCGGGATCGCGAGCTTCGTGTTGTCGTGATACCCGGCCGGCACGCCCTGTGCCGTCGAGCAATTATTCGATGGTGCGAATTCGTGCAGGCTGTAGACGGTCTTGCCGTTCACAACCGCGCTGCTGATCTGTGCGCTCCGAATGATGCCGGAGAGCATGGAGAGGCCGAGGCCTGTGCTGGCGACCGGCGTCTCGTCCGTGAACTCAGGCGCCACCGGCTGATCGACCGGCCCGCTGGTCGTCGTGATGTGGACGATCTTCTGTCCCTTGACGAGCAGGACGGTAATGAATGCGTCGTCCGAGATCTTGTTCGACAGGAAGACCGGGAGGTCATCGCTGCCGTTCTTCGCCTGCATGTCGAGTGCGCGGAAGAGCAGGGAGCGAGCGGGCCCCATGAGAGCCCGCCCGTCCGCCTGCGATCCGTCAATGCGTACGCGGACGTCCGTCGGAAAGTAGTCGGCGGACATCAGCGCCTATTACGTCGAGGTGCCGTCGACGGCGTAGCCGAGGTTGAACGTGTCGCCGTTCGAGAGCGAACGCGCGCTCGCGAAGCGCGAGGCCGACATCAGCTTGCCCGTGGTCGCGCCCTTGGCCGAGGCCGAGAGCAGGCCCGCGCCGTTGACCGTCAGGGCCGTGGCCGTGATGATCGTGAAGGCCGCGAGTGAGCCGCTGTTGTCGACGGCGCCCGCGGAAGGCGTGCCCGGGACGTAGGCGACGCGAGTCGTCTGCGTGTAGCCTTCGCTGCCGCTCGTGATTTCCGTGGCCGTCGAAGCAAAGTTCGAGGCCGTCCACGAGGACGTCGGGGAGATCGCGCCCGCGTAGAGCGCGAGGTACCACGCGGTGATCTGCGTTCCGCCGCAGACGCCCTGCGTGAGCAGGCTGTTCAGTCCCTCGGTCGGGACGAGGTTCGCATCGGTCTGCCAGTCGGCGCCGTTGACGCCGTGTATGTAGCGGCCGTGAACCGCGAAGCGCGCGCGCGGGAAGAGGATCCCGCCGTCGCCCATGCGTTCCCACTGGTTCTTCGTGATGTAGCTCGCGAACTCGCGAGCGTGTTTGATCAGTTCCTTCGAGATCGAAAGCATGGTGTCTCCGTGCGGGTGGAAAGAAAACTGCGGGATTACGGGGTGGTGTCTGCGGTACCGCTGCTGCCGAGCGCGAGGGTCTCGGTCGCGGAAATCAGTTGGGGCACGCCCTTGCGCGTGAACGCCGCGGTGGGCGCCCGCCCCGATCCTTCGAGGATGATGCGATGCGACTGCGGGGACTCGACGATCCCGTTCGGCCGCCCCACCTGATAGCCGTGCGGCGACAGCCAGACCGCGACCTGCTTGTCGCCAGAGCTCGGGTCGCCGTCCATGAGCGCGCCGTCGACGACGAGCCCGCTGTGACGGATGACGCCGTTGCCGGCCACGACCTCGATGCTCATGTCGGTGGGCGTGCTGCCGCGCAGGAAGTACACGCGCGATTCCGTGCCGACGTAGATGCCCTCTTCGACTGGGCACACCATGTGCCCGGCGTCGCCTTCGAGGGCGAAGAAGTTCTTGCGCGGATCGTAGAGCCCGTGGTTGAACGGGTCGCTGTAGAACAGGAAGCTGCCGAGCGCCGAGTACAGGCGCCCCTTCCACGCCGCGAGCTCGGAGCCCGGGGGCAGGAGGTCGCGCATCCACGTGGTCTCGCGTCGACCGACCGCGCCGCCAGCGAGGTACGTCACGGACGTCGAGGCCGCGACCTCGTCGGCAAGGTAGAGCTCGTCGCCGTTGCCCGTCGTGCGATAGATGCGGTAGCGCGCGGCATCGCCGATGACGCCCGGGAGCTTGATCTTGATGCCGCCGTCGACGGCGAGCGTGATCCACGCGCAGTCGCTGAGACCGCTCTCCTCGCCGCGCGCGCTGACCGCCGAGATCGCGACGCCGTAGGTGCCGGCCGTGATGCCGCCGATCGCCGTGTCGAGGATCGGACCAGCGCCGAGCATGGACGCGACGCCGGGGATCGTGACCGCGCTATCGATGCGCAGGATCTGCCCGCCGGATGCGTAGACGGCCGCGCCGATCTCAGCGAAGCGCACGGGGCCGGGCCAGAAGCCTGACGCCACGGACGTCGCGGTCATCGCCGCGCCTGTGCCGCGCAGCTCGTAGACCGTGCCGCCGACCGCGCAGAACGTGCGCGTCTTCGCCCGGTTGTGCCAGAGCGAGCGCGGTGCCGCGAGCGTCAAGACCTTGGTCGCGCCGTCACGACGATCGTAGTTGCCGCTCGTGTGGATCGCGAGATTGATCGCGCTCCTGACCGCGCCATTCGGGATGTCCGTGTCCGGGGACACGACGTCCATGCCGAGCGGTGCGGAGAGGATGTCGACGTCTTTCATGCGGTCCCTTAATGGCTGATCGAGGTTGCGCCGAAGGCGCTGGTGTCGCCCATCGAGATGGCCGGCGTCGTGTACGAGTAGAAGCCGCCCCCGCCGTCAGTGACGAGCAGGCCGCCCCAGATCGGGTTCAATCCGGCGAAGCCGGTGACCCGGCTGAAGCCCATAGCGAGCTGGTCGCCTGTCGTCCCGTGGCCCCACGATGACGCCACATCGATTTGCGCCTGCACGTTCACGCTGCCGAGCGCCGAGTAGTCGGCGCCGGATGGCTTCACGTTCTGCAAGAGCATGAGTCCGCCGAGCCCGGCGGGCGCGATACCGGCCGGGCTGATCGTTCGCGCGTTCGAGTACCCGACGTAGGCCGCGGGCTCACCGTGCAGCCCCACGGGACCGAAGGCATCCCAGACGACCGCGTGGTCGAAGCCCTGCATCTGCGCGGTCTGCGGCGAGTGCGAGATCCACGTGCCGATGCCGAAGCGCGCGCCGTCGGCGCCGATCGGGTAAACGTACTGGATGTGGTTCGTGATCACGACGGTACCGAAGTTGCCCCAGCACCCGCCGTCGAGCGTGTTGTCGCGATCGCCACCGCAGAAGATCATGTGCGGGGAGATCGTGACGGTCCCCATGCCGTATGTGGCAATCGGATTCGGGTAGACGTAGCGCGACGTGCCCGGGCCGGTCGTGCTATGCGAGATCACGTTGGAGCCAATGACCCCGGCATTGATGCCCGCGCAGCGGATGATCGAGTCGGCGTCTCGGCACGCGATGCCTGAGCCTACCGCGCCGCCGGGTATGCTGGCTGGCGTGATCCAGCTCTCATGCGGGCCCACGATGTCCGCGCCAAAGCTCGCGTCATCGAACCCCGACGGGAAGAGTGTGCGTCGCGAGAAGTCGACGTAGTCGCTGCCGATGCAGAGCGCGTTGATCCCCGAGGGCGCGGCCACGCGCTGCATAACCGCGGCCCCAATCGCGGAGGCGTCGAAGCCAGTAAGCGTGAGGTAGCGGTCGAAGTATTCGATCTCGCTGGCGCCGAAGCGCAGGCTGTCGATGCCGGCGGCGTTGAGCGAGACAACGACCGCGCTGTTCGTGATCGCCGCGAGACCGAAGCGCGGTCCCACCATCCCGGCGTTCGCGGATAGGTCGCACTGGAGGCTGTTCCACGCCGGAGCCGTCCATCCCGTGGAGAGCAGGAAGTTCAGGGCGTTCCATGCGGGCGCCGTGTAGACCGTTAGGCCCGGGTCGATCTCCTGCGTCTTCGTGGCGATGGCTGTGCCGAAGCCACTCCAGTCCGCGCCAGACGTGAAGAGGTACTGCGTCTTGTTGTGGAGGACGGCCGTGCCGAAGCCGCTCCAGTCCGCGCCCGAAAGGGTGAGCGTGCGAACCCCGGGCGAGACGTCGATGTTGACGGCATTCCACGACGGCGCCGTGTAGCCGTTTGGCAGCGCGAAGTTGACCGCATTCCATGCGGGCGCGCTGTACGCCATGCTACGGTCCCGGCGTCACGGCGTGAAAGATCGCCGAGTTGTCCCCCGTGGGGCCGACGGCGACGATGTCGTAGCTGCCGCCGGAGGCGAGGTTCGCGCCAGAGACGGTCTTCGTGTGGTCGATGGTGAAGTTGCCGCTGCCGTCGCTGGTGGTGGTGGCAACGAGCGCGCCGGTCGTAGAGTCCAGCGCCCAGATGACAACACCAGACTTGTTGACGCCGCCCTCCTTGACGTTGCCCGTGAAGGAGAGCTTGTTGTAGATGAACCGCATGATCCCGCGGGAGTCATTGCGGCGAATGCACCCGATGTACGGGTCGGCCACCAAGCTCTGGCACTCGTTATCGGAGAGCGCGCGATTCCAGATCCGAAAGTTATCGAGCACGCCGACGAACTTGTTGTTCCCCGAGTCGTACCCGAACGTGTTCGACGGCGTGCTGTTCGAGCCCGGCACGCCAGTACCGCTGGCGATGTCAGTGCCGGAGCCCGCGTTGCTTCTCCACCAAGCCCGCCAGTTAGCGGCCGTCGTGTTCGCTGTCCCGTTCGCCGCGCGCACGACGAACACCACGGGCTGCAAGAGGCTTACCGCGGGCGGCCCGCCCCACTGAGGAACGGCGGACCCGTTCTTGCATCCCACGGCAAGGTTTCCGTAGCCGGAGCTGCCGGAGCCTCTGAACGCGTACGCGACGACGGAGGCGCCAGTCGGGTACAGGCAGAAGATGCTGTTGAATGTCGCGATGCCGGCGTAGTTCTCGACCCACGAGAACGTGCAGGGCTGCGAGTCGCTGGTCAGGAAGCGGTTGGTCGACCCGAGGTCGACGTACCCGCCGCCCCCCGTATCATTCGTCTTCCACCCCGATCCGAGCACTCCCGTGCTGAGGGTCACCGTCGAGCTGAGAGCGAACGCCGCATACGCGTTCTGGAGGATGTCCTTCGGAGCGCGGCTTGCATCGTTCGCCGTGAGCCACAGCGTCTGCGATCGCAGGATCGGGTGCCCGAAGTCCGGCATCACGAACGTCGGCTTCGGTCTCCACGCGGTGCTCATGTTAGACGGACGTCAGTTCTTGCAGGAACGCCTCGCACGTCACCGTCTGCCCGGTGTTGCCCGTGACGTCAGCGCGCACGTACATGACGGTCGGCGGGATGTCGATCGCCCATTCGTTAACCGAGCTGTTCACGGTATCGCCGGTCAGCGTCTGGAAGAGCTTGAAGTTCGAGTTGTCGGCCGACGTGTAGATCTTGACCGAGGCCGCGATCGTCGGGCCCGTGCCGCCGTTGGTGATCTTCGCGGTCAGGAGCGCGCCGAGCTTGGCCGTCAGGTCGAAGGCCGTGCCCGTGGTCGTTGCGCTTGCGCTGTTCGAGGTCGCGGCAGCGATGATCGTGCGGAGTGTCTTGGCGACGGACATCAGACTTCCTTCGGCGGTTCGACGATGACGGTGTCGGCGCCCGCCTGATGGGCGGCAACACGCAGCGCTGCGTCATCAGTCGGGATGTGGCGCCACGTCAGGTGCGAGCCCAGCTCCTGCGCCTTCGCGTGCGCCCAGTGGACGGCTTCGTCGTAGGTGCGCGCGATGACGTGCAGCACGCTCTTGTCGATCGGGTCGACGGCCGGGGCCGCGACGATTTCTGGTTCGTTGCTCATGCGCTCCCCTTACAGCCTGAAGATCTTGTTGGTGCCCGTGTCCCACGCGACGATGATGTCGCCACCGTTCGGTGTGATCGGGAGGCCCGTCGCCGTGTCGATGTAGGCGATGAGCGGCGACGTCGAGCCCGTGCCCGTGTCCTTGTAGATCAGGATCGATGTGACCTGAGCGCCGGAGACCGCACTGAACGTCGTGTTCGCTGCGCCGCATGCGCCCGCGGTCGTGGTCTTCGAGCCCAGAGCGACCGGGCCGGCGACCGGCGTGCATGCGCCCGTGACGTCGGTCAGGTACACGTGGGTCGACAGGTTGACCGAGTACGTGCTGGGGAGCAGGTACACCTTGATCGTGTCCGAGCCGAAGTTGATGCCCGCAGTCGCGAAGAGCGCGCGCCCGTTGTCGTATAGACCGTTGCTCATTCAGATGCTCCAGTGTTGGGTTGCGTGCTCATCAGTACAGGCCCTCGAATTCTTGGTACCCGTGCTCGCGGTTGATCCACGTCTCGTCGATCGCGCTGCTGCGCTGACCGAACTCGGCCTCGAACTCGGCGAGGCGAACCTTCGCTTCGTCCGGGTTGTACTTCTCCTGCCGATCGCGCGACATGAAGGCGCGGTAGAGCATCCAGTCGACGAGGCGCAGATGGAACCGCTCGTCGATCTCGGGGCCGACGTCGACGGTCTGCGGCGCATACGTGATGGTCCCGGTGGCCGGCGAGGCGGGTGATCCCGCGACCGCGTACGTGAACGTCGAGGTGTCGACGGCCGTGATGACGACCGATCCGTTGTATGGCGACTGGTTCGCGCCAGCGATCAGCACGGATGCGCCGGTCGCGAGCGTGGCATCGGGTGCCGCGAGGACAGCCGTGGCGACGCCACCCGCGCTCGTGATGCCGGTGACGGCGAGGGCGGTGCCCGTGCCGACGCGCGTCATCGGCGCCAGAGGCAGGCGAACCACGATCAGGTTCAGCGTGTCGTCGGCGTCCGGCTTGTCGACGAGGCGCAGCTTGTGGTTCTCGACGGGCGCCCACGTCATGGGCGTCGTCGCTTGGTTGGTCTCCCACCCGGGGTAGTGGCGATCGAGGTCGCGCGGGTGGATCTTCGCGAGCGGCTGCTCCTGCGCGGCCAGCTTCGCGCGCCGTATGAAGAGCACGCGCGGGTCCACGTTGTAGATCGCGGTGCCCGCGACGACCGGGATCTGGCACACCGCAGCCGTCGTCTCGTCGAGGAGCAGACGGCTGCGACGACATGCCTCGGCCTGCGCCTCGTTGGCGACGCGATCGACGAACGTGTCCGACCACAGGTAGTCGGTCTCGACGTCGTCCGCGAGTTCGCGGAATACCGTGGCGATGTCTTGCAGAATCATGGCTGGAGGATCCGGTTGACGGTCTCACGGCCGACGTAGGCCGCTTGGATCGCATCCCAGACGGCGGCCGGTCGGACGTTGAACGCGCACATGGCCGCGTGCGATTGCTCCTCGCGCGGGCAGAACTCGTTCGTGTAGTGGAGCTGGTGGCACGGGTAGCACGGGACGTCGTCCGCGTGCAGGCTCGTGGTGTTCGCCCAGTCGCGCGAGAGGTTCTCGACCGACGAGTGCGAGAGGATCAGGATCTTCGGCATCGACTCGAAGGCGACGGCGTTCATCACGCCGGTCTCGGGGCCGATCACCATGTCGCACTGCTTCGCGAGCGCCAGCGTCTTGCGGATCTCCAGCGTGCCGGAGAGCGCATGCACGCGGGGCTCGTTCTCCCAGCCGACCTCAAGGATCTGGCACGCGTAGTCGCCGACGAGCAGGACGTGTGCGTGCGAGATCTCCGTCAGGAGTCGCGCGATCACCGCGTCCATGTGCGGGTAGCTCTTGTGCGTCGAGCTGCCGGACAGCGCCCACATGATCACGAACGGACGCTTGCCCACGCTGCCGAGTTGCAGACCCTTGTTCTGCTGGTCCGCGATGTCGGCGATGCGGTTGCGCGCCCACGACCGCTCTGCGTCGGTCTCGTAGAAGTGGTACTCGGGGAAGAACGGGAGCTCGGCCAGCTTCGCCGTGAACTCCATGTAGTTGTGGTTGCACATCTCGTGGCGCAGTGCGTGCGGCCACCGATGGTCGGAGCGCCCGGGCAGCTTGATCAGCGCACCCTCGACGCTCTCGCACAGGTTGACGAACCGATCGAAGCGCAGCTTCTGCACGTTCCAGAATTCGCCGAGCTCGTGGTTCGGTACCTGATCCTTGTCCTGAATGAAGAACGCGTCGATCCGCGGATCCTCGCGCAGCAGCTCCTGCCCGCTGGGCTCACACATCCACGTGACGTGGTAGCCCTGCCGCTTGAGCTCGTCGAGGATCGACGTCGCTTGGATCGTGTCGCCGATCGCGCCGTAGCGCACGACGCACGCGGTCTTCCTGCCCTCGGGCGCGACGGCCGTGCTCACGGCATCGAAGCGATCGCCATGCAGGCGAAACACCTTGAGGCCACCGACCTTGCGCTCGATCACGAAGTGGCCGCCGTCCTTCAGCAGCTTGTGCGCGATCTCTTCGGCCGCGGACATCGGGACGTCCACGCGCTTGAACACGTAGTCGAGTGCCTTCGGCTTGATCGACTTGATCGTGTCGAGCCACTCGTGGACCGCGAGCTCTGCCTTCACGCCCTCGGGGATCGTCTTGTCCCCGATGAGCCTAACGCCAATGAAATGCGGGAACGCCTTCTCGGGCCCGAGGCCGAGCTCGATGCCGGCGCCCCGCGTGAACGGGACGATGTTGTACCGCACCCCCGCTGGTGCCCCTCCTCCAGAGCGCAGCATCAGCTTGCGAGCTGCGCTGAGAGTTGCGCGTCCGCGGGCGCCGGTGCCTTGGCGACCACGGTTGCTGACACACCGACCTTCGCCGGAGCGACGACGGGCGCAGCCTTCGCGGCCTTGCCTGCCTTCGCCGGGGGCGCGTCACCGATCAGCACTTCGTCGCCGTCGTAGTACAGGCCGCCCTGCTCGAACGATGCACCGTTCGCTGCGCCGTAGATGTTGCCGTACGGCTTGCTCTTGTCGAAGCTCATGGTTCCCCCCCTCGATTACTTGTCGTCCGCGTCCAGCGCGAGCTGGTTGTCCGGCAGGTTGTCGTCCATCGAGTCGCTGTTGGTGCCGCTCAACTTGCCCATGCTGGACGTCGCGTCGCAGATCGCCGGGCAGCTTCCGCCACCGCTGACTCGGTTGTTGTCGTCGGAGTGCGCGACGTTCGACCACGGTTCGTCGGACCTCGCGTCGATCTTCCCGAAGCTCAGGGTCTCGTCGACGCCGGGCAGCGAGACGCTGCCGTTCAGGCCCGTCTTGTTGCCGCGGTTCGGCAGATCCCCGTCGGCGCCTTGCAGCTCTCCGCTCGGGACGTAGATTTCATCGAACTTGCCCATCGTTGTTGCTCCTTCAGCGGGCCATGCCTTGCGGCCGGCCACAAACGCCACCGAAGGTGGCAGGGTCACCGACGGTGTTCTCGCCGGTGATGTCGGGATCCCAGTTCGGGGTGCGCGGGACGGCATCCGCGAGGACGCCGCTCTTCAGCTCCGAGCCCTTCGCGCCGTAGCCGCCGGCGTTGGCCGCAGCCGTGCCGTCGGGGAGGACCGGGGAGTCGTTCAGGTTCAGGTTGGCGTCGCCGCTCATGGCGTCTCCGTGTGAATTCGTTGGGTGATGCGGAATGAAAAACCCCGGGAGAGTTGCCCCGCCCGGGGTTCGGTACAACGTGACGCGAACGTCAGCGGGCTCTTAGAACAGCGAGTCCCACTTGACGATCCGCGCTTGCGCTTGGTCGGTCTGGACGATGCCGAAGCCGCCGAGGTAGTACCACGCAACGCCCCGCGAACGACCGTAGTCGGTCGGGATGGCGCCACGCATTTCCTCGGGAACCGCGATCCCTTCGGCCACCGTGTCGGCACCGAAGAAATACGCCCAGTTGGACTTGCCAAGGTTCCAGACAGTGCCGGTCTTGGCGACGCCCTTCTTGATGTTCGTCTGCTCGACGTAGCGCACGCCCTCGAAGCGACCGGCCTCACCGTTGAGGATGAGACGGAAGCCAGCGTCGACGTACTTGTAGACGCCTTCGAGGTCGTTCTTCAGCGGACGGAACGTCGACGGATGCGCGAGCGCAACGTAGT